TTGCTGGACGCCAACCCCTCATTCAAGGCGCTTGGCCTAGGGACGGGCTTCACGGGCCTTGGTGCTGACACCCTCATCATCGATGACCCCTATAAGAACCGGGAGGACGCCCTATCAGAGGCCGTCAACGCCTCCGTGTGGGGATGGTGGTCAGATGTGGTGTTGCCGCGACTGAACCCCGCCACGAACGTCGTGGTCATGTTCCATCGCTGGCAGGATGAAGACCTGGCCGGCCGCCTTATCCAGCAGGGCGGGTGGGAGCTATTGCGCTTCCCTGCGATAGCGGATGGCGGTGACAATGACCCCACGGAGCGGGAACTAGGGGCGCCCTTGTCGCCGCGCTATCCTATCCCCTACTTGGAGGACGTGAAGCGTAAGCAGGGTTCCTCGTTCTATGCCCTCTACCAGGGCACGCCACGCGCGCCGGAGGGCGACTACTTTAAGCGGGGCTGGTTCGAGGTTGTGGGCGCCGTCCCGGTCGGCTGTTCCTACGTGCGCTATTGGGACTTGGCAGCGGGCACGTCCAGCCAGGCGGACTACACCGCTGGCGTTCTGATGGCACGGTCGCAAGATGGCTACTTCTACGTAGTGGATGTCCGGCATGATCGGTGGGCAGCATCGGAGCGCAACGCCACCATCAAGCAGCGCGCCATCCTTGATCGTCAGCAATACGGCGCTGTGTCCACCTACATCGAGCAGGCGCCCGGCTTGAGCCAAGAGCCAACCCTTGACCTCGTGCGCCAGCTCGCCGGGTTCACGGTGTATGCGGATAAGGTCAACAAAGATAAGGTCAGCCGTGCCGAACCCTTCCAGGCACAGGCACAGGCGGGCAACGTAAAGATCCTCGATGCCGCCTGGAACGGCTTCTACCTTGACGAACTCTGCGCCTTCCCGACCGGCGCGCATGATGACCTTGTGGACGGCTCATCGGGCGCATTCAACCAACTCGCCGATGACTACAGCGGCTTCTCCTATTCCTACGATGACCGGCAATCGAAAAGAAGGTACTGATCTATGTTCCCTATCTTGCTGCCTAACCCGGAGTCCATCGCCTTCCAGTCAGCGATGGCGGATGCCGAGATCGACTACCAGCAGGCCATCATCAAGGCGCGGGAGTACGACGCCGGCCAGCAGTTCGTTGCACTGACCGCGCGGGCGCGCCAGTTCCTCGGAGGAGATACCGGCGATACCACCCAGGACTGGCAGCGGCTTCGGCTGAACGTCTGCAATATCATCCTATCTGCCATCGTGGATAAGCTGATAGTGGCGAACTTCGATTCGGATGAAGTTGCCGTCGAACAGACCGGGCCGGATGGCCTACCAGAGACGATCAAGCCGGCTGCGGCCTATGCCTCGCGCATCTGGACGCTGAACCGCATGGACGCCAAGCAGCGCCGCGTTCACGAGATCGCCTTGCGGGACTCCGAAGCCTTTGTGATTGTCGATTGGAGTAGTCCGAAGCAGCGCGCCCGCTTTACGCCCTTCCAGCGCTTTGTGGATGGTTCCGTGGACGGCGACGGCGACGGCTGCAAGGCGTTCTACCGCAACGATGACCCCGATCAGGATCTCCTCTTCGTGACGAAGCGCTGGCCGGAGGTGAACTTCACCGCGACGGGCGCACAGACAGTCCGCCAGCGAATGACGGTCTATCACCCCGACCGCATCGAGAAGTACGCCGGCCTGCCGGGTGCGTGGAATAAGACATGGGACTTTGACGTTGTGCGGGTCGGCGCGAATTGGGAGGTTCGGGTTGACGGTGGTGTCGTGCAGGTTGCGGCAACCTACCAGGAGGGCGTTGAACTCGCGCAGTCGCTTGCGGATAGTGGGCGGCTTCCCTGGCCTATTCCCTGGCTAGACAAACAGGACGCGCCGCTGGGTATCCCCGTCGCCCACTTCCGCTCGTCCTACGGGATGGAGGCGCGGGAAGCCTGGCCCATCCAGAATGCGATCAATAAGTCCCTGGTCGATCTGATGGTGGAATCGGACATGTCCGCTTTCCGCATCATGCTCGCGTTCGGCTGGGAGCCGATTATTCCTGGCAGCAAGACGGCGGCCAACCCCTATGGTACTCCGCTCCCGATTGAGCCGGGCCGCTGGATGGGGTCGGGGAACAAGGACGCCAGCGCCGTTGCCATTCCGCCCGGCGATCTGTCGCAGTTCTTGAACCTCATCGACTCTCTGATCTACAAGGCGGCGATGCTCACGAGTACGCCGATCTCGCGCTTCGTGACGACCAAGCAAGTCAGCGCGGAAGGCACGCAAAAGCAGCAGGACTCCCCGCTGCTGAACAAGGCGCGCTCGCGTCAGTCCGAACTCGGCGACGCCTGGGAGCGGGTCATGGAGATCGCTATCAGGCTGGAGAACACCTTCGGCAAGGGCGGCATTGATGAGATGGCGACGCTGCAAACAGTTTGGGAGCCGCTAGAGGCGCGCGACGAGGCGGCCGAGCTTGCCAAAGCGGAGACGATGAAGCGCCTGGGCCTGCCGCTCTCCATCATCGCGCCCGTGCTAGGTCTCACGCCCGCTCAGGTCGAACTCTGGCAGGCGGAGGCTGATCGGCGCGCTGAACAAGTCGCACAGCAGTTCCAGCCGCAGGGGCAGACACAAGAGGAGCCGCAGGCGTCATGACCCCACCCACGCCGCCACGCCTCACAGCGCATACGTGCAAGCACTGTCATGCCTTGCTTGCCCTCATTGACGAGCGGGCGCGCATCCAGCGGTTGCGCTCAAGTGTGCGGCGTGTCATGTGGTGCTGGTCCTCAGACCCGCCCCTGTGCTGGAATTAGGAGAGCAATCGAGCTATAGCGGAAGGTCGGAGGTTGTGGTATGAAAGTGACGCTAGAGTTCGAATCGGATAACCCACTCGATATTGTAGAAATTGTTAACCTGAATACGATTTGGAGTGCGATAACAGATGCGAAACCGACCGAGGAGTACATGGGTCGGTTCGTGTCCGGCCTGGCGTTTATGTTGTCCGATATTCATGTCACCATCAGCGACGCAGAGCGCATCCGCATTTTTTGGAGTAATGTCGGATATAATTGCAGCGATACGCCTGCGCTCATAGGACAGTGCGAACTAATGCTTGCGGGGCTGCGTAGTTCTCAGGATTGAATATCCCTCCCCTTGACTTTTTGAGTTGACGATAATATACTAGTCGAAACAACACAGCCAGGTGTACCATAGCGTACACCACCCGCGTCGATGGCCCGGCGCTCTGAGTTCCTTCGGGAGCTTGGGGCGCCGGGCTTTTTTATTTGCCCGCATGGCGGGCCGGAGGATGGGATGCTCATCCAGTTCTTACGCAACCTCTACGAAGAGGACGACGATCATCCTAGCCCGGAAGGCAACGGCAAGGTCCGCGCCTCCGATCTGCGCGCTCAACTCGGCGCGGCGCCCGACGAGCAAGCCTTGATGCGCCTGCTGGAGAAGCACGCGGAAGTCCTGACGGACAACGCCGCGTTGCGGGCCGCCCGTCGTCAACTCCGCACTGAGCTAACCGACCTCAAGGGCAAGCAAGCCCCAGAGGGAAGCCGCGTCATCACCGCCGAAGAGGCGAAGTCCCTGGAAGCCTACGCCGCGCTCGGCAAGCCGGACGCCCTCAAGCAGGCGCTAGAGCAGAGCGCGGGCGCTGCTGCTGAACTCGCCAAGCTCAAGCGTGAGCGACAGCTTACCGAGGCCGCTGATGCGGTCGGCTACAAGGCGAGCGTGCTGGGCAAGCTCCCTGGTATCGACACCCTTCAGATCGAAGTCCGTCCGGTCAAGGACGGCAAACCCCAAGCGGTCGTCGTCAAGGACGGCGCCGAGACCGCGCTAGAGGACTACGCCAAGGATGCCTGGGCTGACTTCCTTCCTGCGCTCCAGAAGACGGGCGGCGAACGCCACGCGCCGGACATCAATGCCGGTGCCCGTGGCAATGGCAACAGCGCGCCGATCATCACGGATGACGAGCGCCAGCGCATCGCCGACCGCTACCGACACACGTTCTAGGAGAGGACTCATGGCATCAATCGCACCTACCACCGCAGGCTCGATCCATGTGATCGAGTGGGGTATTCAGGCGACCCTTCCTACAGGCGCTGCAATCCTGGCGGGCGATACCGTCACGATCAACAGCAGCGGCAAGTTCGTCAAGGGCGACGCGGACGGCGCCGGCACACTGCCGAGCATCTACGGCATCGCGCTGCGGAGCGTCGCGTCAGGCGAGCCAGTCACCGCGATGCGAACTGGCCTGCTCGGCGGCTACGACTTCGGCAATACCGCCTACATGGCGCCGGTCTATGCCGCTGATACGGCGGGCGAGATCACCGTCACGGCATCGGAAAGCAACGGCGGCTCGGCTGATGTGGTCATCGGCTTCATCGAGGCGGTCTGGGATGGTCTGAACGGTGTTGCGCCCTCCAAGGCGCTGCGCCTCGATATTAAGTAAAGGAGGTCAAGCTATGGCTGTCCTGCTTGGCCTGCTGAACC